TCAGGATTACCAATAGATGAAATAGAACGTTCACAACCCATCAAAGTCAGATCCCATTCATTTTTCAAATACGGTTCAATACGACAAATCATTCCAGGATCTTTTAGCGTTGACATACGACCCATATACATAAAGTGCTTTTTTCTATCTTCATAGTCAACACGATATTGATCGTAATCTTCAGTACGAACCCAAATAGGATTTTCAAGTAGTCTACCTTCAAGGCCAGGATCAAGTGCTAAATAACACTCTTGTGAATATCCTTCAAATGATTGTGTAATACCAATGTCTGCCAACGCAAACAACTCGCCAGCACCAGTCTGACGATTAATAGTATTTTTAGTAATAGCATGATCATGCACCACAATGATTGGATCATTAATAGCTTCTACAAACTGACGAAATCTATCAATGTACTTTCCATTTTTACGGGTAGGAAAAGAGTGTACAATAGCAATGTCACACGTGTTAACAGCATCTACTATACTTGGTACATCTTCTATTTCTTGATTAGACTCTACTCGTAAAACGTTTCCATGCCAATCTACGTTTTGAGCTCGGGCAAAGCTTTGTTTATTATCAAAATCAATAACCATAGTTTCATGGCCTTGAGATACTAACCAATCTTCAAAGATGTTTGCACCTTTGGTTACACCACAACCTTCAATACCTTTACCAAAAATAAAAGCAATTTTCATAATATAATCTCCTCATTGTATCTTGTATGGACTATTTAGCCATTTTAGATACTAATGTTTTTCACTATCATCGCCAAGCATTCTGGCTTCCATGTTTTCTTTTATATCCATTACCTTTTCGTTCTCAATTATATTGATAATAATATTGGTAATGTCAATGTCTTTTTGTATAAAGTACATCTTTTGTTGGAGTTTCTTAAGCTCTTTTTCATAGAACTCTAACTCTTTTTGTTTGCGAACTTTTGTTTCAATTATGTCCGTAATTTGAATAAGCTTACCAGTTGGTTCATCCATCGCTTGCTTCTGCAATCCTTTCTATATTATTACTTAATATATCATTAAACTCTTTATCTGTCAACTCATATTTTAAGCCTTCAGATAATGCTCTACTAAAACTAGCAACTACATTATTATTTAGCCTTAGTTTACTACATGCTCCTGCTATAGTATATCCACCACTTAAAAACACAACCCGTTCTACATTAGGAAACACTGTAAGGTTATGATATAGGTTTGGTACTACTGGTGGTGTTAGTTTAAATATAACAGGAAAATTTACTGTTGATAGCGATTCCAATTGATAATATAGTTCTTGCTCAATTGCTTCTTTATCAGGATTATTGATTTCAACTTCGGGTTCGATGATAGGAACTAGGCCATATTCGCTTACTGTTTTTGCTATTGAAAACTGTTGTTTAAGAACAGGTTTAATCGTATCAATATTCTTAACAACGCTACGCATTTTAGTACCATAGATTTTAGGACCAATCCCGTTTGTAGCCCATTCGCATATATCATTTATATCAAACGGTTTCATTGTGCCGTCTGTAGTAAGTCCTTCGTCGATCTTTAGGAACGAATCAATACCTTTTTCATCAAGGATATTAACCATTCCACGAGTAACTGAGTCTTTAAATAAAATTGCTGCTGATATATTACTATCATCAAATGCTGGTGAGTTTACAATTCTAAGACGCATATCATGGATTTTATCCATCATATTATCTTCAGTATATTGAACGCCATATCTTTCTAATGTGCCAGGCGTTGATCCACCACTTTGATCTAATGCTGCAATAAATCTCACGCATCATCCTCCATATGAGTTTGAATCCATTCCACTACTTCATCAACAGTATCAAACTCAGGGCACATATTTACTACTGTATTTTTACCATCATCGTCGACATGTACTGCATCTGATGTGTATTTACCTTTATTGGTAACTTGTATGTTATGCTTTGAAAATACCATTACTTCACCAATCCAAAGTGGCGTTCATACACATGTAAATTTTGGACTTGCCAAATAAGCATACCTTTTTGAATAGTAGGGTGCTTATTACCTGGAAGTCTGCATTGTTGATTCCATTGAGATACAAACTTATCCATTAGATATTGAGCCCACGCGTAATCGTTCTTATAGCCAAAGACTACATCATTAGAACGCATTTGAGATACCATCATCAATGTATCGTCACGGATATAAAATGTTTGTGCGTTAGTACAAATAAAGTCTGACTTGCCACCTTCATTAAACTCAACCCAGATAGAAGGACGGTTGTAAACCATTTCAGCACGACGGCTTTCAATATTAGACCATAACTCATCAAAGGCGTTTTGGAATTGATTATGGTATTTTTTAGAAAATACTAAATGGCCATAGTTTGAATTAATGTTACCATGTGGATCAGCTGAATACTGCCACGCTGCAGGTGGTTCTTTATCAGGTCCATAGATATCTTTAATGTTTGTTGATTGCGACTCATACCAAGCAAGCTCAGCATTAATATAAGCTTGGCTTGGTTCACCAAAGATTGCTGGTTCTGAAGCAACAAAGCTTGCACCTAGCATTTCAATAGTGCGTTGACCAGTTTTGTCAATTTCATATGCTTCATCTTTGAGTTCACCAATAAAGAACTCTCGAATATCTTGTACTGTATTATACCGCATTTGTATCATCCTCTACTTTAAAGCGATCATCAATCAAATCTTTGTCACCTTGCAATTCACACATAACCAAAATAATCATTTGAGTTAGCGCATGATGTGTATGAGGTAAACCACTTTCAGGATCTAAGTCTTCACCTGAATGGAATGCCAATAGGTGACGCATAATAGAAGCGTAATGACGAGAATATGGAAACTTATCCAGATCTTGACGCCAATTGTTTTCACCATATTTTTGAGCACCAAAGCCAAAAACCTGAGCAGCTGCAATGATAGCCTCAGGTGGAACTAAATTAATAGGTGGTTTGCCATTATCAAATTTCATGCTTACTCCATTCATACATCATAGTTATATATCGCGCGTGGTTCAGTTTTCATACTATAAAAATACTTAATACGTTTTACACCGTCATGATCAATAGTCCAGTTGTTATCATATTGTTCTTGGCACTTACGAAGGTTTTGGCGAATGGTATCAAAAGGCACAACAGCCCGCCAACGAACGTCAAAAGTATTTTCAGATAGTTTATTATAACATCCAAATATGATTATGTCAACACAATTTGGGTACAAACGACGGTTTCTTACAATTTTATTTGCCATATAGTTTGATATGGTCAACCATTTCTTTTCATATTTATCTGGTAATTTACCAGGATCTTGGGAGTTTTTAACTTCAGCCTTAAGCCCGTTCCATTCAACATCCCAGTTATGAGAGTCTGGATTTGAATAATCAAATTGGTTAGGGTTCATAGTAGCACCCTGTGCTTGAAGAGCAAACTCGAGTGGAACACCAGCCCAGCAATGAGAATATACAGCTTCAAGAGATCGATCCCTACGCCGATAAGGATCTTCAAAGATTTCTTGAGCCATAGTATTAATATGACTTACTTGATTGTCGTCTAGTGTGACGATGATTGGTTCGGGTAGCTTAAGCATTAAACACCTTTATAAAAAGATTTCCATTGAGAACCGACAGTTCCAAGACCATTACCTGACAAATAAACCTGCCACATAATACGAGAAACTTCAGCCGATGAACGGGCCTTTTGAATATCTCGTTCCAAGCCCATAGCCACAACTTTTCGTGTCTTCCGACGATCTATTAAGCTTGTAGCAGTTTCTTGAGCCTCAGTTAAGGGTAATTTATCAAGTGTTTGTAGTTTTTCCATATCCATGGTACTATTCCTATCACAGTTTAGATGGTTTGTCAACTATTATTTAGCGATCGTATACGTATACATCAGCAGATGTCGCCAAGCTCAAAGGTAGGCCTTGGTCATAAGCCCGCGGATGTCTATAAGCACGACGAGCAATTTCAGCACGAGGGCCACGACCTTGAAGTTTTACGTATTGAGGTTTTACAAAGGACCAGTTATAACGACGGATTTCGCTATTAGCATTTTTAATAAGATCACGAATATTGTTAACAGCTTCCATATCATCAGGATGTACTTGGCCATTA